CACCACACCACACCATGAACCCTCTACCCTGCAACCTCTACCATGAGCCTCAGGTCATAAGGGGATCCGTAATAACTCCTGGTCAAGCACCCTGTCGCGCCTTATGTAATAAGGGCTCGAAAATCTGTTGATGATTTACCTTGTATTATTACGGCTTCTCTAGCATGTTCATGTCCAGCCCTCAAACCAAGGGCACTTAATACCAATGAATAATACACCATACCAACACCAAGAGCTTGGAACTTCCAAAGCAATTGCAATTCAAGACATGTTTGCCGCACTCATCAAAAAGCATGGCCTAACCATGGAAGGGGAGACCGTGCACCCTGACTTAAACTTGCACCCTCATAGAAACGTAATCCACTTTGATGACGAGTTCATGATGTATATGATCGCGGGGCATGTTGCAGGGAATGTTTACGATGACATGGAGCGCGGCCTCTGGTCATTGGGTATCCAGATAGATGATACGGATGGTTGCACCATGCACTTCTCAACATGCAAGCCAATCCCCTTGTCAGCTTGGGAGGCAATAGAGGGCTAAACAAGCGCAACATAAGAAACCATCACCCGCGGGCATGTAACAATGCCGCGCGGGTTTTTGGGTGAAATGAATATATTAAACACAATACTTGAGTGCGTATTGCTCGCCCTATGCCTCGCGGCGTGGATACTGCTTTACGTTGTCCTTGTCCCAACTTATTAAACCCAAACCAATAAACAAAAAATGAAAGAATACTACTATTACACCGTGAACCACAATCTGGACGTGACCGATCACGGCCTAACTCTAATTGATGACGCGGGAATAATTCAATCTGGCCAAAATAAAGAGTGCCCGCTTGAGGACTGCTGTACTGCATGGGCATTGCATACCACGCCAAAAACAGCACAAGAGATCATTGAACAAATCAACACCCAACTTTAAAAACACCATGAGAATAAAAAACGGAATAATCCATGAGACACAGAAAACCATCATCATTGCAACAGGTCTAGACCGCGCAAGCGACAACGTCAAAACGGGTAATATGATCCAAATCTGGATCATGAATAGAAATGTCAACCCAGTCGAGGCCGTCATGACGGGCGCGGATGCAGAAACCATTTGCAAGGGTTGCCCATTCGCTAGCGGTCAAGGTTGCTACGTCAATGTGGGACAAGCGCCCTTGTCAATATGGCGGGCATACCATCGCGGCGCCTATGACAAGATCGAGCCCCGCGATTATGCACGGGCGTTCACTGGTCGTAAAGTACGCTTTGGGGCTTATGGCAACCCGTCAATGATACCTCTCTCAATAGTCAAAGCCATTGCTAGCACGTGCGCGGGTTGGACTGGCTATTTTCATGACTGGCAAGTAATGCCAAAAGCCAAAGCTGACGCCTATGCACGCTTTTTCATGGTTTCCACCGATACGGAGAAGAGTAGATTGCACGCTGAGTCAAATGAGTGGCGCTATTTCCACGTTTCACCTGACAAACCAGAAAACGCGCGGGAATGCATGGCGGACTCTCACAAGATGACATGTGAGCAATGCCTATTATGCGCGGGACTAGGAAATGGTAAAGCACGCCAGAAATCAATCTGGATAAACCCGCACGGCAGCACGAAAAAGAAAGCAATTGCGGCGGGCATGGCTTAAGAATCAATTAACCAATAAAACAAAATGAAAAAGAATAGCATAGAACACGCGCGGCACGTCCGCGCAAACATATTAGAACCGCTAGAAGCAATTTGCGAGACTATCCCCCGCCGCTACGACCGCGCGGGACGGTGGGAGCTCATGCTCGACGTGCACCAATGGGTTGATGATGTCGAGGCCATGCATGAGCTAGAATTGAGCCCCTCCGAAAAGGCGGACGTTCTCGCCATGGGCGAGGAAATACACGCGCGAACACAGGCAAATTACATGGACATCATGCAAGAGTTTGATGATGTCTGCAATGAGGCGTCACTCACTGAGTATTTAGACCAGCGGGATTCGGATTATTAGCGAGGGGGATATTAAAACAAGCGCGGCGGGTGATTACCTTTGCCGCGCTTTTTCGTGCCCTCATGCGTGCCCTTGTGNGAGGGTAATCCAGAGGGTAATCCAGAGGGTAATCCAGAGGGTAATCCAGAGGGTAATCCAGAGGGTAATCCAGAGGGTAATCCAGAGGGTAATCCAGAGGGTAATCCTGACCCCTGAGCCCTCTACGGTGACCCCTGAGCCCTCTACGGTGACTCCTGAGCCCTGATAAATAGGGCACGCCAGAGAAAAAGGTAAAAAAGAGTCAAAAAAACTTGCATCACCTTATCTTGTCTAGTATTATGCAAACGGTGACAGGCAATAAGGTCTAGTCACCACCACAAAAAACAATAGAAAACTACATTATTATGTCACATGAAATAACAGAACTAGACAGCGTATTAGTCCCCGAAGGATCCAAGTATCGTGCATGGCACGGCCTTGAGAAAAGAGTCGGCGAATCGATCACCATTGGGGATGTCCGAGAGCATGGCCTTCACCCTCGCATTGTAGAGGGCACGGTCACCGCTGCAATTGGTGACCAACAGGTCACGCTCAAGGACTATAAATCGCTCGTTGCTATCACTAATAAAGGTGCAATGCACCCGCTCCACATCAGTGGAAACCGCTACAGCATCATTCAAAATGAGGACGTTTGGCAGACAATGTCAACCGCTTTCCAAGGTGTGGAAATCCCTTACAAATTGACGTGCGTGGGCACGCTTTGCGGTCTCCGCCGCTACTTCATCTCAGTTGAGATTGGTGATGGTGGCTTTGAGGTCAATGGTGAGCAGTTCCACGGCAACATTAACTTCGTGACCAGTCACGATGGTTCGCTGGCATTCCGCGCATATGATTCACTCACTAGGATCGTCTGCAATAACACGCTGAACTGGTCAGTGGCGGGGGATAAAAACCTCGACTTCAAAGTGTATCACAAAGGTGACGCGACCGCTCACTGTGAGAAGCTTGGTGAATACCTCAATGCCGTGCTGCATGGCCGCGTAGTATTCACTGAGGCCATGGAAAGGCTCGCCGCTATCCAAGTGGCCGACACTGACATCGAGGCCGTAGTCGGCGGCTATTTCCTCAACAAGGCATTTGAGCGTGGTGAGAAGCTGGAGCGATTCAGCACCCGCACCCTGAATCAGGTGCAAGGCATTTCTGATCTTGCTCGCCGTGGCCTAGGTAACAGCGGCCGCAACATGTATGACGTATTCAATGGTGCAACCCAGTATTACACCAGTGGTGAAGGTGTGGGCAAAACCACCTCGGTCGGTCGCAAGGCATTTAGCTCCGAGTTTGGCACTGCCGCTGATCGTAAGCAGGAGATCACGAACTACCTCATCAAAGGGCACTACAATACTGCCGCCGATGAAGCACGCACCGTCCTCATGGCAAGCTAGGACTAGCTGCAACCCACTACCCTGCACGGTAAGACGTGCGGGGCTTTGTGGTGTATGAACACCACCGAAAAAACACTAGACAATATCTTGGACGTGCAAGGCGCGATTGACATCGCCGCCGCATCCACGCCAATGATCAATATGAATGGCAGCAGTGCAGAATCACTAGCCCAGGAGTGGGACAACTTCCACTCTGCCCTCAAGAATGCCGCCGAGCTATTCCCGCATGAATCATTCCACGGTCGCAATCACTACGTCAAGCCAGAGTGGCCAGATGGTGCTGATCAGGCACGTGATGCAGGATGCCACATGAATGCACTACTCTCACGCATGATCGACATCGCTATGTCCGTGCGTATCTCAATAAACCAGCAAACACCAAACCAATAGAACACTACCATGATAACAGCGCACGAAGACAACGAGACTACTACCTACACAGTAGACATTGACGGCGAACAAGGGAATGCATTCAACCTACTCGGTTTATGCAAGACCATAGCCAAGGCGGAGGGAGTTGATCACTCCCCCATCATAGCAGAGATGATGAGCGGAGACTACACACACCTAGTGAAGACCCTCGACCACCACTTCCATGATCAACTGACCATCGTAACCAACCAAGCAGACATCATTGCTCTGATCCAATAACCCAAACCAATAGAAACCAGAACCATGGGATATATCCAATCACAAGAACTTGTCAACATGCCTGAGATCACACCACTGGAAAACCAGATCTCACTGCACTTGCAGACTAACCACTACCCACCAATCCCCAGCAGCATGGTCAAGCCATGTATAGAGGCCATTGACCTTTACAATGCGGGTGACTGGGACGCTGCAGTGGAACTACCAGAGGGAACCACCTTCCGAGGTTTCACCTCAGCACCCGTCACCATCATGATCACCCAGCACCACCTTGATGCGTGGCTAGATGATGACATTGAAGAATAAACCAAACCAAACCAATAGAAACCAAACCAATGAAACCAAATAAAAACTACAAGACCTACGCCGTCACTGTTGAGATTCGATCAGGAGACTACGAGAAACTGAACACTAAGCTAGTCCATGCCCCCGACTGGGAAACCGCGTGGCACTATGCCTGTTACGCTGAGTCCCACTACCCCGACGAACTACAATGGAACAAAGACCAATGGTGCAATGAACCCGACTGGTCATTTGCCTATCGAGTTGGCGGAGTTGATGAAGTGTCAGCCGATGAAGTGCCCGTGCTACGTAAGCACCTCAGCTACATGGTGTATGACGAAGCCGATCTCGCTAAGTCGGGAGACTACCTAGAAGAAATGATCTAACCCAAACCAAACCAATAGAAAATTATGAAAACAACACCTACTATTACCGATCAAAACAATAAGGTGCAATGCACTGCTAAGACTGCGGTGATCCGCCTGTCTGAACCCCGAACCTTGAACATCTTGATCGATCATTTCAGTGATACAGGTTACATGAATATCCACGGCACTGACATCATCATCGACACTGTTCATCTGGACGAAGACCCAAGCACCCTGCTGGAAATCGTGGGCATAGACCCCGCCATCATTGACGATAACGATTACCTTGTTTTCTACGCTTAACCCAAACCAAACCAAACAAAACCAATGACAAGAGAACAAAGCTTAGTGTGGGCAAGCACACACTTCTTATCAACACCATTCCCCGCTGATATCTTTGAGTATGGGGATGAAGATGACATCCTTGAACACATCAAAGATCATCCGTGGGAAGTATTTGAGGATCACCCCGCACTTAACGTGTGGTCTTACATTGAAGCCCTTGCTGATGATGTCCGAAGACTAAACCCAAACCAAACCAAATAGAACCAAACCAAATGAAACAAGACTACAAACCATTGCTCACCGCAGCACTTAACCTCGTTCACCGCAACCTCATCAAGAACACCGATGGTGACCACTACTATGAATTGATGGAGGCCATCCAGAAAGCAGTCGGCGGTGACCCTGTCGATGAACTCATCAACGCCATGTCCTCACTGGAGGTGGCAGTCGAGACACTGACCAAGTCCCCGCTCCTTGACAAGTGGGAAAAGAATACACTCTATAAGGTATCCTCAATGCCCTACGCAATTAACCAAACCAAAACAAATGAAACAGAATAAACTAACCAAAGCAGAAATCAAAGCTGAGATCATTGACATTCTCAATGTCATCACTCAGGACATGGCGAACCAGTCTAACAACATCACCACCAACGAGGTCTATTATGATATGGATGATGAGTTCGTGGAGTTAACCAAGAGCGCAAGGATCATTGCACTTGAAGCCATGACCAACTCAGACTCCCTTGTCCGCAGATTATGCAAGCTATCCTCAAACATCTAAAAACCATGACAACTACAACCAAAAAACTACCGATCAAGATGATCGACATCGTCCGCTCCAATACATGGACAGGACTGACCATAGCAGAACTGTTCCACGCTGGCCGACTAGGCTCCAATGGTGCAGACAAAAGGAACATCGAACTCCTCGCCGCCCAGCTATATGAGCCGCAAGATCTTGATGAATATGGTGAATTAATGAAGCTTGCCAATGAGGCATATGAATACCTACTGAGCGAATAGTATTATGATTATGAATACATATATAATAGACTGGGGTAAAAACACCCTCCGAGGGAGGTATGCAATAGCACAAGCCAGAGGACTAGAAGACTTGTCTTGGGTCTTAGATGACATCGGAGACCTTGGTGATGAAGTAAAGTATAGCAAATTAAATCTGTTTCATAAGGCGTTGTCTATTGAAATTGGAGAGAGCATGGGCTACATGGAACTGAGCAGTAAAGAAGACTGCTACACTAACTCCATGGAAGACATCATTCCCCTCATGAAATTCAAACCATTACTAGATACCCTGTATCCACCCACACCATGAGCTATTTACTTGCACCCTTAATCCTGATCCCTGTATCCTGTTACCTGATTCGCCTAGTGTGGGTCAGGTATCAGGAGGAGCAGCACCTCTCCAAGCTGAAGCGTTTAGCTGATGCTAGAAAAATTGATGACCTATCAAGACGATGGGTCATTGAACTTGAACATAAAACCAACAACCGATAGAACCCAACAACATGACAATAGAAACCGTAACAAAAACACAGCAGCAATTCCTCAATGCCCACAGGCATAAACTGAACTTGACCCAAGCAATCACCATCCTCTTACTGAAAGAGGAGTCCACGACCACCAGTCACATCAGCCGCCAGATCGGCCTTAGTAGTGCTGCCATGACTGGCATCATCGACAAGCTTGAGTCCAAACGTCTGGTCTTCAGACAGCGCAACAAGTTTGATCGCAGATTAATCACCATTGAGCTAACCAATAGTGGCAGAGAAGTAGCCCTCGACATCATCACGCCATGAACTTACAAGCACAACTTGAAGCATCGCTAGTGCATGGTCTTAACATGAGGCAACTAGTGTCCCTCCTAATTATTAGGGACTCTGGGGAGGTCAATGCGACCACCATCTCCAAGCGACTGGGCATAGCCTCGGCCTCGGTGACCATCATCCTTGACAAACTGGCGGGGATGCACTTCATCAGCAGGACTAGGACACAGCTCGACCGCAGAGCTGTTCGCATTCAGTTAACCCAGCTCGGCACCGCCGCGCTTAACTCTATTGAACATGCCCAAGCGTAAGACAACCACACCAGAGGACTATCGTTTCCCTATTAAGAGTGTGAATGTGCCGACCGTAGAGGAGCCTAAGGCAACCACCGAGGAGTATTGCACCGCCCTACTGGGTGTAGCTTGGAGGGTAGGCTTAGTGCTGCTGGTATTATTCCTGATCATCACCTGTGCCTGAATGAGTAAACCACGAACACCATTCGCTAAATCCTTGGGGGCTCCAACCCCCAAGGACTATGACCAACTTGTCCAGCGTGCCAGTGAATTGTCTGGCATATCCGTAGCAGCTTTGCTATCATCTATCCGTACCCAAAGGGTAAGTCAGTGGAGACAAGCAGTCTTCTACGTGCTACGCCACAAGGGTGCATCCTTCCCTGAGATTGGTAAGTATTTCAACAGGCATCACGCCACCGTAATACACGGTTGCAAGAACCTCGACAAGAATGCGACCAACAAGACAGTGCAACAGATCATCATAGACTTAACCAAGCCAACGACAAATGGAAATACCAACGACTAGTAATACTAAAGCTCTTGAATCATTTCATGAGGTGTTCCTAGAGCACATCAGACCAGTGGCAGACCATGAGAAGCACAGTCTAGACCCGAAGTGCGTGAAGGCACACGATTCCTTGAGATCCAAGTTCATCCCATCATCCATTGTCATGGATGTGGTAAGCTACCTCAAGTATCACTTGAGTGAGTTCGCTGCTGATGAGGTCTTAAAGATGGGTCAAGATGATGACACTGAGAAGATGATCGAACGGTGTGATGAGCTTGACCCTTACTTCAAAGCTACGCGAGCACTGGCACTAGCAATCAATGTATTTGCCACTGATGCTGCCGAGACATTCACAACTGAAACTAACGAAGACTAGTCATGCCAAACTCACACCACCCATACGAAAAAGTGACAGGAGGCAAGGGGGATAGAGATATCCGAACCAACCCAGCCACCTACCGCAACAGTTTATTCTGGAAGAGATCGACGTGCTGTGATGCACACGTCGAATCGAAGGAGGGTAAGCTTTACTGCAAAGCCTGTGGTAATTTGACCTCAACCAAGTAAATTTAAGTCTACTTAAATCTAACTGAAAAACCCAAAAAGCTTTTTCTTGCTTTTTTTTATCCCTTATAGAATGGGGGCTCAGCTTGGCAACAACACCTAGTCGAGCCCCTTTTCTATCTTTTGGAAAAGTGGGTATGATATAATGCAGACCTAGCCACGTTGGCTAATCACAAAAACAAAAATAGAAAACACAAAATGAAAACACAAACATACACAGTTAAAGTCCGCGACCTTAAAGTTGGGGACATCATCCTCATGAACGGCGACGAGCACACAGTAGAGGGTCTCTATCAATATGGCACAAGCTACCACAGCACCATAGTCAAGACGAACCTGACCCCTAAGCAGCACGCCCCTTACCTCGACAACCTAATGGAGCTAGAGCTAGTCGGCTTCATGTCAACACACTTCACCATCCCAGTGAAGCCGAAGGTGAAGCGCAAGTCCCATATTGTGCAGCGCATCGAAGACGCGGGTTACCACATTGAGAAGAAAGGACAGGAGTGGCACGTCTGGCACGAGGATGACCACTCAGTGGTGGCCATCTATGACAGGCTCCGCGACATCCGAGCCTTTCCACCCTACGTTTAAGGCCCTGAGAATCGCACACACGGATTGATCCTGCACCCTGCACCGTGCTACCTCAGCCCTGAACCCTTTAACCATAAGGGTTTGGGGCTTTTTGTTATTCAATTTGCCTGAACTCTGGTGACTGCATGTATGTCTGATAGAGAGTGCCAGCTCGATTGACCAGCTCTCGGTCTTCGAGATTCTTCATCATCTGAGGAGTCAAGCTTGGGCGTTCTGTGTATCCATCGAAGAGTGCTTGGACTCTGCGCTTGCCGTAGCCAGACTTGACCAAGGCATTGCGGAGGTATCCCTCATCCACACCCATGTTCATAAAGCTCTTCACAAACTTATGCATCCGAGTGTTCAGCTTGTGCTCATCCTCGTAGTAGTCACGGTAGAAATCAGCGATGGTGTCCTCACTCATTGGCTTCTTACGGAACACACCATTCAGGTTATCTCTGACGGCACTCTTCGCCTCCTTCTCAGCGTAGACTAGGCGAGTGAACTCCTTCTGGAGATCAACATCCCTCCACTTGGCAGGCTTGAGTCCTGAAGCCAGAACCCCGAGCGCGGTTTCATTAGCTGGGATACCTTCAGTGTCACCACCGATTCGTTGCCCCGCGAGCAAGAGTCGCTTAAAAGTATCGGGCTCATAAGCCTTCTCATAAATGTGCTTGAAAGTTTTCCGAGCAATCTCACCGAAGCTGTCAAGCCTCTCATCATAGATAGGCTTACCTGTAAGTTCATCCTTGTTACGCCACCATGATCCTACAGTTCCTGCTAGGATCTGTTCATTTAGAAAGGTGTCACCGACGTAGCCCTTCAGCATTGCAACCATAGCCTTAGAGTATTCACCCTTCACAAGATTCTCATAACCTCTCAGGGAGGGGTCAACGATCATCGCAACAGGGTTAGTATAAGTCAGGTCAACCTGCTTAAGCTCATCACCTATCTTGAAGTAGTAAATCGAGTGACCTTTCAGGAATGGTGGGAGTGCCTCACCTAGCGTGGTGCGATCCTCATCATCCAGACCACCAAATAGCTGAGCAAAGACAGTGGGCAAAGCAGCAGTAGTTGCCAGTGTGCCAGTCAATCCAGCTATCCTCTTCAGGCCACGTTTCCTCAGCACAGCGTTGCCACTCTGCATCTCTTCGTTAGCCACCTTAAAGATACCGACGGGGACTCGGAACATATCAGCAGTGAACCCAATGAAGGGGGCAATCAACAGACCCAGCGGGCTCGATGATAACTTTTGTGCAATAGCAACTCGGTAACTAGCAGACTGTGAGGTGCGGTTGACTTTGTTGGCAGCCTCTTGTTTAAGCTGGTAGTCACTCATGGCCGCTAACGGTGTGCCCTCAGGTGCTTTTTCCTTTGCGGCTTTTAATACCTCGAGCTCATTGTAGAAGTAGGCCATCTTGTAGAAGCCATCGATAGAATCCCCCAGCTCGGCAACCCGAGTACCTATTTTCTTAGTCTTGTCCCAAGCCTTGCCCGTCCTGCCAGCTGACTCTAGCTTCTCTTCTTGAGATGTGAGCTCATTGATCTCCTCTTGTAATGAGGCGACATCACCTGTTCCTCGTAGCAGATCCTTCATGATGGTCATCCTCATATTAGAGTCAAGAATGTCGAGACCTACGAGCTCTTGTATTTCAGCATCAACTGCATAAGCTTCATCTGCATTTCGTTTTCTCCAGACAAGCTTTGCCTGCTTCATGATCTTATCTGGTCTGAACCACCCATTCATCATGGGGAAGACAGTCAGGTTACCAATCATGTTACGCTGAGCCCAGCTTACAGAACCTAGTGTCTTGGTTGCCATGGACAAACCAGTCAGCTGATGTAAAAACTTAGTCATGCTATCACCAAGCTTCTCATTGCTGGTCATGTTCTGGTCTTGGTTGTATGGCTTGGTCATTGCATTAAGATGATCAATCATGTCGGGGGGCCCCCACAAGTTACCGAGTGGGTCGAACTCAGACACTTTGGCATCCCCACGTACTGGTCGCCATAGGTCATACTTCTCTGGATCTTCCTCCTTAGCTGCCTGATATTCAGCGGGGGTCAGTAAAAATTTATCGGCTAGCTTGGGGTTGGGTGATTGTGCGGCGGTGCCAACAGTCACAATGTTACGCAAGAAACTCTGCCTGTTGACCATAGAGAATACTGTAGCATAGGTTCTTAATAGATTGTTTACGCCCTGCTCTTGGTCAGTGTTCTCCCCGAGGACTTTTCGCAGTTGTTCTGGGATGTCCTTCTTCTGTCTCAAGTTGTCCATGAGTACCTTGTATCCAGCTGTGCTAGTCACAATATTCTGAGCATCAGGGTTTGCATACTCATCAACAAATTGGAGCAGTGCATTATATGATGCATCTCTATAGGGTGGTGTTAGCATGATATCCCTTGCCGTCACATAAGCTTCCGCTTGTGCGTCAGCCTCGGACATCCCCTCATCCATGAACGCTTTGATGCGAGCAGGGTCAGTGCTAATGTTATCCAGCGTAGCTTGTTCAAAGAACTCAATGCCTTCTTGTTGGACTTCATCATAGTTCTCTTTTGATTCTGCCAACACAGTCTCCACCTCCTCATCAGTCATATTGGATGTGTCTACTTCACCCAGAAAAGCATCCACAGCTTTCTTGTTAGTAATCAGACTTTGCCGTAGCTTATCACGATAGCCTATCTCAGAGAACATCTTGTAGGAGCGGGTGATATAGATACCCATGTTGGCATCTACTTTAATGCCAAGGGCACCACCGAGATTGTAATCATCTTTCAGGAGTCCTGATAGAGTATCAATGAGATCAGTTCGCATGGCGTGCATGTGCCGAGCTAGATCGGGGGAGTCCTTTTGGATTCTCTCCATCGCGGAACGCTGTTCAGCACGCATCTTCTGTGCCTCTGCGTTCATAGCCTCTTCGACTCTGTTCTGATGGAGCTGGTTCTCTACCTGCTTAGCCAGCTTCTTGTCTTTGTATTCTGTTGTTGGGTCATCATCAACAGCCTGTAGATTCTGGTCGAGCTGCTCCTCCAGATCATTCAAGATTTCTTGGGGCACATTCACACCAGCATTAGAACCAATGGCTGTGGCAATATCTTCATGAGGATATTGCTTGTGGTCATCACCATAGGTTTCCGTTAGGAGTTTCTTAAATGTGTGATCAAACTGTTTCACCGTAGTACCACCTTGTCGTTCGAGTGCTTTGTAAACTCGGTGCAATCTGGTTAGCCTGACATCAGGATCACCCAAAACATACTTAGCAAAGATGTTGGTTGGTGGGTTGTATCCACCAGTTTCCAACATAGGCACTTCAAATATTTTATTCTGGAAGTCAAAGTCAAATGACCTGCTGCTGAACTCGGACTTGGCTTTGCCTTTACCTGTTGACGTGGACGCTGATCTTTCGTTAGTCTGACTGATGGCCAGCGGCTCGACGGGTGTGCCATTCTCCGTTGTGATCTTGATGTCAGCATCATTGAATATGACGTAGTTGTATGTGCCTTCTCCAGCTTTTCTACTGTCACCATCAAGGTATTTGACGCCCTTGATGCCCATCTTGGACAAGCCTCGCGATACCACCTCAGCCATATTTTCAGAATCTTGGTCTAGCCACACGCCACCTTCACTTGCCGTTTTTTTAAGAAACCAATAAAACTCGCTACCCTTCAATTCGGTGTAGGGCTCATAGTTTATTACCTCATCAAGAACTTCTCTGTAGTTCTCGTTAATCGATTCTATAAACGCGGCCTGTTCCTTAGTTATTGGCTTGTCCCAGTCGAGTAGCTCGTCCTGTTCCACGTTGAGTTCTACTTGGTAGAGTGAGCCCTCACCTTGCCCAGTCTCCAGAGCTGTCTGCACCCTAGACAGGAATGACATATCCCCACCATCTTTTTGCCTAGTTTCTATTCTCTCAAGATTAAACTTTATAGCGTTTTCAACGCCCCCCATATTTGAGATGAGTGCTGTTACATGAGCATCTACGTTTTTCCCATAGTCTCTCCCAGCCCCAAGATAAGATTTAGCAACACTTTGACTTTCCGCAAAATACAACCCCCAACCAAACACTTGTGCGCCCTCACCAGTGCCAATATTCTTGGCGCTGAACTTGTCAATTTTGTGTGGTGTGCCGTGCCATGCTGTGATGGACGGTCTCCCTACGGAAGTAAATAAGATCCTGTTATTCGGGGATACCAATTCAGTCACCTGACCTGAAGCTTTAGCTTGAAACAGATTCGACTGATCTGAACCCACTGACGTGGCCAGATCACGCATACCAAGCTGCTCTTCAATGTTTTCTGTCTCGGCTTGCATTGCTAACATGGTGTCCAGACCTTGAGTAGGGTTGTTCGGATTGAAGGTCATCACAGCATTTCCCACGTGGTGGCGTGCTTTAATACTACGAAGCTGTGCTACCATATTATTAACTTGCACATTAACTACGCTGTTCGGGTTAGTCTTCAGATCGAAGTTAGCTGCAATCCTATTGATACCACCCTCGAAATAACGTGTCGTCATTGCAAGCATACTTGGGTTTGTTCTCAAGAACAACACATCCTCCTCAGTTGTGAACCCACGTGTAGCACGCTGAAGTTTCATTCTGAGCTGCTCCTCTACCATCGTAGCTGCCTCCTTCTTGGCAACGGCTGGATCCTCGGAGCGTAGTTTCTTAATGGATTCCTCAGCCATGGCTGGGTTCTCATTATAATACTGCTGGGCTACTGATGATAACTCATCAACACCTACAGCTGCTGCCATCTCATCTACCTTAGCCGAGTCAAATGCCATGAACCCACCAAAGTGGGCATTCTCTTCGGACATGATACTATCCAGCATCCGTCCTGTGTTACTTCCATCACCACCCATCTTAGCAATCTCGTTTCCAATCTTCCAAGGGTTGATAGTCATCGTTGTTCCCTCCATACTCATTGGAGCAGAGATGGTCTCGTCGATAACAATATCAATTTCAGCTGGTGTGCGGTCGCGGATGTATGGGATTGCTTTTTCAACCACCGTGGAAAGAATCTCGTCGCGAGATAGATCGGACTCCCAATCATTCTCCACCTGATTGACCCCTGAATCCAGAGTCCTGTCATTGAACAGGGCGTCCGTGTCCGCCTGAGCCTTAATCGTTTGGTCTTCTATCTTATTACGATCCTCCTGAAACAACGTGAGCTGTTCATCCTGCTCGGGGCTCAGGGTCATATCACTGAAGTCCAGCTCCTCTTGGGCAAACGGGTCTTCATCAAATGGTTGCTGAAGAGTTGGGTCTGCCTCGGCAGCCTCCTGATCCACCACATCGTCGGGTGCAACTTCCCCCATGACTCTTTCAAAATCTGCGTTAGTAAATTGTTGCTGCTCTACCTCTGGTGCAGACTTTGTGCTCCCTGCTTCTTGGGTGGCTCTGGCTGCATCAGCTAAGCCTATATCATTAGTTGCCTTTAGAGTGGAGGCCAACACAGACTGTCTATCAACTGGGATCCCCATGATATTAGCAATGGCATCCATAAATCTGTCCAATAAAGTCTTACCCTTGGCCTCAGGGTCTGGGATACTATTCAGAAACTCCTGCATATCGCTGGAGGAAAGAGCCTGCGCTACGAACTCATGTAAGTTACCCATCCCATAAGCTACATGATGGGGGACTTGTTGATCTTTTGGTAGTTTTCTGTTCTGTCTTATTGTTGGGTCTGGGTTTTCTCCCGCCTTCGTTATTTGTGGGACAGTTTGTTTTGCGAGGTCATACAATCGGGCTATCTCCTGCTGGTAGTCTGTTGGTTTATGACCTTTGTCGGAAAGACCCCGCCCAGCGGCAACCTCTTTAACACCCTGCCAGTATTTACCATCCCTTCTTGTAGTGTGGGCTAAGGAAAACTGATTCTTATCAAGCTCTCTTTGAGTAACCACATGAGCATATTCATGAACTCCTTTGAAGGGGGTAAACGAAGTATCAACTAGGATACCAGCCGNCGTCCCACCCNCAGCACGCTTTCTGTTTGCATTATACNCTAACTTCGCGTCAAGATACTGACCTTTATGGTTTTCTAAGATGAGTTGGGATAGCTCAGCAAACTTAGAGTCAGGAGAGCTAGCCACAGCTTGCAGCATGGTTCGGGCTGTCTTCCCATATGTGGATCGTTGTTGATCCATAATAGTTTGTGCCTTTGATCGACCTGCATCGGCGGCTTGGCTCTTGAATTTATTTACTGTTACTCCGTTGCCTTGTATCCATTCCTCAAACAACGTAGCTAAGCCTTCGTATCTATTTCCTTCATAGTCTCTGTCTAGCACCGCTTCAATGTCGGGAGCTAAGTTGGCATATTCACGCCAAACTTGATAATCACCACCGTCCAAAGTTTCTGCCAACTCTTTAATGCTGGTGGAACCACCATCAAACCCACTAAAACCAATAGAAGTATGACCAAAATTTGGGATTTTAATAATCACTTCATACGAAGTCTCGCCATACCTTCTTACTCGATCAAAAAGTGTTATATAAGGGCCAAGTCTGGTGTTCGCAATCGTTGGTGGTATTACCACAGCCTCTGCACTACCAAGACCATACATCTTCTTGGTGCTCTGATCATACACAGCCGTTTTGTTTGCGAGTCTAGCCACCAGACTATCCTCATCAGTCTTAATAAAGGCATCACCCTCACCAAGTGGACCCACCTCCTGCTCTACTGGTTGCGCCACATTCTCTTCTGGTTTCGCTGAAGCGAAGTCCCTAATGTTGTCCAGTTTTGTTTGATAAAAAGTGTCAAGATTACTTAAATCTATTTTACCACTAGACTCACGTTGTTCAAACATGTTGAGCACAACCCTCGCACGCTCTGGGGTTAGACCTCCATCCTCAACGGCTGCATTTACCATGAACAGAGCTGTCTTAAAATCCCCCGTAAAAGCGTCACCATCCATGAACCTTTTAATCTGTTTCATTAGCCTCACCCCGAAATTCGTAGGTTGCGTTTCAGGTATACTCTGCCTAAATGTCAATCCATCCCGCTCATTGAAAGTCAAGCGCTCACCTGTCTTTTCGATCTTGCCTGTTATAGTTGGGACGGTGCTTCTGTCTACGACTAAGTCAGGGTCTTGGTCAACCGACTGTAGCTTGGATGTTAGGGTGGGGGCAATCTGGTTTGCCAGATCAGGGTTCTTAATTCTTAATGCATTGAACTCTGCTATCAGCTCGTTGGATGACAGCAGGTAGTTGAAGAATTGGTTGTCTACATTCTTAGCTCCCGCTACGGTTTCACGAAGATTGGGGTATAGGGTTTCTTCAATGGCTTGCAACTCACTCTGGATGGCTGGGTCTTTATTGATGGCATCCCCCAGTAGGCTGTGAGCGGCGTGACCCAACTCGTGTGCAATCACTCTAGCGGCCTGTCCAGAATCTAAGTCTGGGTCTACAGTAACACCACCCATAAAGTGTGCACCATTTCTGTTAAATACTTTTGCACTCCTGATTTTTGAGAGAGTGGACATGCCATATGTTGAAGCCAATTTTGCTTGGTCATCCATAGAATAGTCGGAGATGTCTTGCTGGGTTTCATAGCCAACAGACTCAAACTGTTCAGTGCGTTTTTTAGGGTCAATTATATCACCCTCTTTACTGGCACCACTAACAAGCTTGCCACGTTCTCCGACACTCTTGCTCGCGCTTGGGTCTTCAACATTACGGCTGTTCTGTAGTGAGGGATCAGCAGGCGGGGCAAACTCTGGTAGTCTTGCAACGTCTGTGTTGTAGTCAACCTCTTGTTGCAACACGGGCACCTCTGCCACTGGAGTTGAACCTGATACCACGGGCTGCTGCGGGCGCGATGTAGGTTCGGCTGGGGTTGCTTCATCTGTTGGAGCTGTTGTATCTGTGTCTACCTCAGGTGCTGGAGTATTCTGGTCTAAATAACTTTGGATGGCACCTAGTGTTTCAGCGTCATCCCCATCAAATTCTGAACTATACTCTGAGAGCAGATCATAGATTGCAGCTGTGTCTGCGAGGGGCAGATCCTGCATACGGGATGCTGTCACATTAAGCACTTCGGTTGCATTCCCGACATCAAGATTCGCCTCAGCCCACCGTAGCCTCTGCTCGGTTTCTTGTTCAGCTTCGCTTTGTTCCTCCAGTGGTTCTTCATCCACCTCGACCTCTTCGTCTGTCGTTTCTTGTTGCTGGGCGGCGGCTTCATCAGCTTCCTCAAAAGCTAGCTCTTGTTGTTTTAGCTCGTTGACCTTCTGCTCTTGAGCAACTACCTCTGGGTTTGGCTCGGCACCCTCCTCGACTGGGTTGGCCTCGGCAAGTGCCTCGAACTCTAGCTCAGCCTGCTCCAGTTCAGCGCGAACTGCTTGGCGTTCGGGGCTTGGTTGTGGTTCAGCTGGTTGATCCACAGGCATGTCATCCATGAAAGGAGCTTGTTCTTGATCACTCTCATACTCTTGCCTTGCCCTTTCAAAGGCGGCTACTTGTGTGTCAGCTGTGCTCCTCAGAACATTGCGGACTTGTTCAGCCATCAGAGGTGAGCCGCTCTCTTCTAGTTTTGCTGCAACCTTAGCTTCAAAACTGTTGAGCATCTGTGGTGCCACCTGCTGGTCTATCTTGAGTTGATTGCCAGCCGTAACGAGACTCTTACCTGATGTAATAGCTCCACCAAGGACTGCACCATACAGGGCAGCATTGAATGACTGACTTATGCGCTCGGCAAAAGGGGTCTCGGAATCTGTGGCAGCATCTGAGATCAGCCCATCTAAAAATTCCTGTAGTGCTTCCTCAGGTGCCTCACTCACAGCACCCTTGATTCCTTCTGCAAGGACATCTCCAGTCGTGCCCTTGAGCCCTGCTTTGGCAAGCCCAGTCCTCAGTCCAAACATGCCAGTTTGTTTCAGGGCATCCTTATAGGCTCCTGTAACTGCTTTATCAAATGTCGTGCCTGTCTTTTTGACAAAAGGTTCTAGCACCCGCTTGAGCTGACCATAGGTCGCCCCCCTTACGAGTGCATCTTCCACGCCACCAAAACCTAACTTGCCAAAAGCTAAGGTGGTTATGCCTGTCATCAACCCAGACTGCATCGCGGCACCCATCGCCTTGTCATGGTTCTCTTCATGTGTGGCGTCTGGGTTGTCTTGTTGTAGCTGGGTGTATACACTTCCGTATGTCATACCACCAGAACGTGTCGCAGCTGGTACAAACACGGCTGCATCCACGCCATACCGCCTAGCTGTTAGATTGTTAAATGAGTCAAGTGCTTCTTTAGCGCCCTTCAGTTTGACGCTTTCTGATGACCCCTTAATCAGGTTCATTGTTACCAGTCGCTCGGCGGCTTCTTCAGCACTCTCCCGAACCCAAACCCCAGAAGCATTCGTAGCCCCACGTCTAAAAGTATTAGTGACCAGCCCTTTGGCAATACCCTTGGCGGTGAGCGTCGCTCCTTGCTTGGCAATCAGGTAGACTGCACCACCAGCACCCGCAGTCGGAATAGATAACAGCGCAGTAGCTGCCATGTCCGTAAGCACAGGGGCCAGCATCTCAACGGCGTTGCGCCCGAACCCATACTCCTTACCAAACAGGGCAGACATCTCACGTCTGGATGCCTTGTCCCTTGCATTCTGTTGAAGGATAGGCAAAGCCCACTCAGTGTTTCCTGTCATCACACCAACAGCTGCTGCGAGATCAGATACTCCCTCCTCTACAGAGCTCCATATTCCAGACAACCAACCCTTAGCAGAGCTGTAGTTATCTTCATCATTGATGAATAGGTCTAATGTGTCTGCATCTTTCTGACCATTGGTTCTACCAATTTGCAGAGCTGTGATCCACTTATCTCCAACGACACTGTCATTAGCAAGACGCTCGTTGTAGTCTGCGAAGTTCTGTTCCTTCTCAAACTCACGCCGACGGTTGAGCATGTTGATCTCACTCGGGGTAAGGTCTTGGTTAGCCTTGATGGATGCATCAAACATCTTCTTGTTGAGCATCGCAGCTGGGTGCATCACCAGATTGTTGTATCCAATCCGCTGAATGTTTTTCCCAACCTCCTCCGACTCAGCATCTTCTGCATCACCGTTGTAGAAATTATTCATCTGCGCCAAGTTGGATGCAGCCCTAGACACGTCCTCAAGATCAGGTGCTGTGTCCTTGTCATAGGCACCTGTGCTAATCATTGACTCGTAAACCTTTGCAATAGCCGCTTCTTCCTTGGCTTGAAATTCTGGTGACTTATCAACACCTCCTTCCATCTCAGCATACAGGGCTTGTAAACCTTGCATGGACTTGCCTAGGTCTTTGTTCTTGAGGCTGAGCTTTTCGAGTACATTTGATTGCTCCTGCCAGCGGCGCACCTTATGGTATGGCTCGTTATACTTCTCATCCACTGAGTAGAGACTACGTGCTGATGCGGCGTCACTGTAAGACATGCCACCCATGGCAACGGATTGCTGCATTGCATCCTTAAATGAAATTGTATCTAGTAGCTTGCCAGAATGGATATAGCTCTCACCGTTCTCATCGGTGAGCCTAGCCATCGCCATGTCTCCACGATCTACTGCACTGCGGAGTGCTTTCTGGTAGGCAGCCCCACCTGCAAGTTCTTCAGCCTCTTGCTGATACTGCATGGTGCGCTCCTCAGTGAGCGGGTTTTCATTACCCTCTGCCCCTGATTGTATCAGGGATGTCTGGTGTGCTAAGTAAGTGTCAGCTGACTTCCACTCTTCACTATTACTATCAGAGTATTGTTTGATGAATGCGAGCTTGGTGTCAAGGGGCTGTGCCTTGGGGGCAAACATTGAATCCATTCTTTCGGCTGCACCTTCCACCTCGTCGGCGATGGCAGCATCTATGGTATTCTGCCTGATACTCTGTTCAAGCTTTGCGGCATTTTGTGGGTCGTCGAAGTTGCCATTCGCAATGTATTGCTTGCGGACATAGTCGGCATAACCTGCACGGTTATTTAATTCATCTGGGTCGTTGGCATTGTCAACAGACCAATCATTATAGGATGAAAAATCGGGAGTGGAGAAACCAGCTGGGGCTCTCTCGTTAATTGTAAGTGTATCGTAAATCGAGGACATAACCTGCGTATTTGTATTGTTTGTTTTGTTCTATTGTCTGGAGCGAAATTTGTTGGGATCGACGGATACCCGTGCCCGCGGTGGGCCGACATTAACATCCGCTACACTGTCACGGATCGTTCCGCTTTGGGTAACAAACTGGCCAAGCAAAGAGTCTACAACGGTTTTCTGGTCGCCGCTTTGATAAAAGTTATCGAAGGTTTCGTCATCCCAGTCAAGCAAGTTCTTAGTATAGCTCCTCAGCATCACCTTGTCGGCTGATGTTAGTTCCTTCTTGCCGCCTGGCTGATAGGCGGTGGTGCTCAGGGCATCACTCATCTCCCGCATGTCTTTGATGGCGTCCTTATATACTGGTAGTATCTTCTGTACCTTACCTGCATCCATCGCTTCATCTTTGATGCGCTTAGCTTCTGCGGCGGTTCCTGCCTTAACCCTCGCACCAAGAATATTGGAAGCCCCTGTCATCATGGAAGCGGCGGCTGAGTTAGTAGATAACAGAGTTGGATATTTCATACCCAACGCAAATAGACTTTCTTGTTGATCCAATATTGACGCATCTTTGTTTCCTACGATATTGGTGGCGTCCTCAAAGAATGATGGTAGCTTGGCCTGAGTCTCCCGATCACGAGCCGATTTCTCACGTGCTTGTTCTAGGGCTAGTAGGTTGGACTCATAGCGAAGGTCACTATTTCGTTGCTGGTCAAACGCCTGCATTACCTTAATGGCACCCATTTGTTCTTTCTCGATCTGGGGGCCATACCTATTTCTCAGAAGCCCCTGCTCGTATTTAGAGGTGCCAAAAAAGTTGCCCTTCAGGGGGGCGATGTCATCATCAAAAGAAAATTTCATAGGCTGGGTGGATCAGTAGTTACATCCGCTCTTCGACCCCCCAAGAGCCCGTCGAGTTATCCTCTTTGGCCCAACGATCCTGATCGCGTTTCATCTTTTTCTCCATGTAACCATAATACATACCCATCAAGTCCTCTTTACGAGCAGCCCATTTGGAAGCCCGTCCCTGCATGGCACCCTTTGCTTTACGATAAGCTTCCGTTCCTATGGTTGGAGAGTTTAACTTTTCAGACATATAGGCACCATAGAGCTGGGATTGAACCTCCTTTTGATTGTCTTTTCCAGCTTGGCGAGCCATGCGTTTTAGCCTGACCCACTTCGGAGCAATAGGCCCCGACTTATCACCGACCCGTCCTGTGGTTAATCCTCTTGCGCCACCTAGTCCTGATGCGCCTTGTAATTTAGTCCGTCTCATGATTGTTATCTTCTCCTACGTGTGCGTTTGTCGCGGTTGCGGCGTGATGCAAAGTTGGTTGCTGTGTCTTTAACCTGCCTGCTTTGCACTGCTTTATCAAAAGCCACCGAGTTTTTGTAATCTTCTTCAGTCATACCAGCTGCATCAAGGTCAGCCTTAGGGGGTGCAACTCCTGCCGCCATAGCGGTGGTGATCTTCGCTTTGGCTGCTTCATCTGCATAAAACTTTTTGGTCGCGGCGATGTTCCTTGCAGCGGTCGCAGCATTATCAGACTTCTGCTTACGCTGGCGTTGCTGTTCCTTGGAACCATTCTTGTAGAGCTCTGCGTATTGGCGCGAACGCTCGTCTTGATATTGGCCCTTGTCTATGATCTGGGCTCTGGGGCGAGATCTACCATAATTGACCCCGCTCTCCATGTCTGACTTGTATTTCGCCTTGGCTCTTTTGTCAGCCTCGATGTCTTTGGGGTCAAAGCTATAAAGCATTTTACCAGAGCGACCCCCTATAAGAACTCCTTTGGTGACATTACCATCTGCATCTTCCCTTGTAGCATCGTAGCTTTGGTTGGGGCCGAGGGGTCTCGGGCTTTTCCCTTTAGCTGTCTTGGCAGCAGCTGCTGCTACGGCGGGGGATGGAGGCTTGTCTCCAACTTTGCTTACAGCGGGAGGCTTTCCTGTTTGAATTTTTGCCCAGTCACTGGCTAAGTTTCGATCTCCTTTGTCAGAGAGTATGTCTGCTTCAGATTCAAAGGGAAGAGCTCCAATACCTCCAACAGAACCACCGCCAATCAAATTACCAGAATCATCAATACCAAAAGCACTAAGCCCAGTAGTCAAACTGGCCTCTGCGTCTGAGGCTTGCGCCTTGGCAGTATCGTATTCTTCTATCCAATCTTTCAGCCGCTGTGCACCAGCGTTATTAGAAGGAAGCATCCTTGGATCATACCCATTATCGTCAAGAAACTTCCGAAACGCCATTGCTTCAGCTTTCTCCTTGGCCTGCTTAGCTTTAAATTTAGCCTGCGATTCTTCTAAAATTCTTTGTCTGCTGTTAGCCATGTTATGTGTGTATTAGTTGTTTATCTGCGACGCTTGTCGTATTGCTTGTTGTAATATTTCTCAATGTCGCGCTCCTGCAACCCGAGTTCTAGACCTCGGTCTTTTTGCTCACCTGAAAGTTTGTCATACCCACCTAGCTTACCAATCTCATCAGCAAACTTCTGGCGACCTCGCACGCGTTCTTCTCGGTTGGCAACAATGCCAATTTCATCTGCCCTCTTTCGTTGGTAAGGTGCTTCTTCTGGTTTCTGGGTGTCTGGTTTCTGGGTGTCTGGTTTCCCACCTGCTGGGGCCCGTTGTCCCGTGCCAAATTCTTGTGCAGTCTGGATCGGCTTGCCCCCAAGGGATACACCACCACCACTCAATCCGCCTGCACCTTGTACACCTGATGCGCCACCGAGCCCGAATAAATTACTTGGTTCTGGTGTCACACCAGCAATTTTGATTCCAGAAGTTCCAAATGATGGAGGGGCAATGATGCCAGTATCGGGAGTCTCCCCCTCAGTAGAATAATTCCTCCCGTCTAATTCTGTAGCCGCGTCAGAACCACCGAAAAGATCCCCCATTTGATCCAGCTTTTCGTTGGGGTCTGAAGTGTCTGCGGGGCTTGTGCTTGGTCGGGCTGCGTAAACTTCAGGATTATTCATCTCGTTCACCGCTCTCAGACCTTCAAAATCATCAATAGCTTTCCGAGCAGGGCTTCGTTCCCTCTCTAGACCAAACCCTTGAGTAGCCGCATCTAAAGCCTCTTTTTTAGCCCGCGCCAATTTTCCTTCTGGAGTGTCAGAGGTCAGTAACTTGCGAGCTTTAAATTCTTCGTCGGACTCGTCGGGGTATTGTTCGTTGGCTGCCATAGGGAACTTATAGGTTTAAGTTAAGTGTCAGTATATACATTGTGATTCCAAACTCAAGGGTAAATTCAAGGTAAGTAAGCAGCATCGTTTTGAAGAGCTGCCTTTAGGTGCTTCATTGATTTTGGTGGTTTGCGGTAGCTTTGATTTGGGTCCACAATCTTTGGCTCCATTGCTATCAAACCATGCCTTTGCCGTGCACAGTCAAGGGCAAGGAAAGCGGCATCAGCCAAGTCTGGGCTTCGTCCGATCCTTTGTTTAAACTCAGGCTTGGATTCGATCCGCACCTTTAGTGAGCCAGTCTTAACCAGCTCATAGTTACGCCCAACAATCTCTTGAGCCAGATCACTATCCAGACCAAAGAGTTGACGAGTCCTCATGAGCTCCTTGCCTACAAACCACAGCTCAGAAACCCTGTTGGTATATAGCTCTATACCAGTGAGTTGGCTATTTACTGAGACTCTCTTATCAGAAGGCTTGCCGCCAAAGGTAACACGAAGGAACCGAGGAGACCACTCCCCAGCCAGCACATCACAGAATGAGGAGCCAGCACCTGTAGCATCCACCGCCAGATCATCTGGGGCTACGCCTTCCTTCTCGCATATCTTCTTGATCTGCTGGACGATCTGGTATGATCGTGGCACCGCCTTGTTGGTAGCATCGTCATTCAGCTGGAAGCTCTTGCCCAGCTCAAACACATACTGCCCTGCGTCATCTGTGCCTACGTAGCCTGTATACAAAATTGTTCTATCGCCACCATTAGTAAAGGCTGGGTCAAGCCCAGCTACCTTGGTAGGTTGTGATCCCCACTTTACTTTGTGCATACATCCGCTCTTGGTAATCTCGTTCTCAGAGTAGATCCCTGTGTCCTCATCACTATCGAAGAAGACAGCACGAACCATTCGCATGTAGCCACGGGACTCAGTTCCCAGCAGCACACGCTTCTCAGCTATCTGGTCAGCACGTGGCAGGTATGGGTAGATTGTCTCACCAGCTAGGATGTTGGGGCTGCGCTCACCATCCAGCCTGATATACTTACCGCCCCACTTAGTTCTCCAGCCATCATCGACGTTGGTATCTACTGAGTCCCAGCCATCCTCTGGCTCAGACCACACACCAAAGGCATCGAACTTAGAACTGGGGTTGGACATCCCGATCATCCTGAACTCTGGGTTAGCGGACAGGTTGGTAAGACCAGCATGGACTACAGCCTCGGAGATCTCCGACAGCTCGTCCCCGATTACGATGACCCTCTTGTTCTTGATACCAATGAACTTACCCACCGCTTCACGGGTTCGTGACTTCTCAGCTGCAATGAGTGACAGACCAGACTTCTCAAGCAAGGTGCCATGTGCATTGACATAAGCGACGTTACCAATTGAATCCCGAATCCTGAAAGGCATATCCTCTATCACTGCCAGTAACGTGATAATTGAACCCCAAATCCTTTTTCGTGCTTCACGCAACGTGGTTGAAGTAATCAGGACTAAGGTATCCTTTGGCTGGGACAAGCAGTTAACGATGGCATAAGCAGCCATGGTGTGAGACTTGGATGAGGATGCAGCACCACCTACAGCGAGGAACTTATTCTCAAGGCAGCTGCGGATGATCAGCTTAGCCCATGGGTTTTGCTGCATCAAGGGTTCAGGAATGTCTGGTCGGTTCCAGAGGGTGTCACATATACGCCAGAAGTAATACTCCTTAGCCCTTATCAGGTCATGGTTGGCAAATCCAAAGAGCAGAGCGGTGAGTAAACTAGTCGGTGGGATGACCAGCCCACCTACGTCCATGTCAGTGGTGGACGGCTTGATGTAGGGCTCGTATTTGCTGTCTAATTTAATGTCCATTAAAGATTGAATACATTGTAAATACCAACTATACTCCACCACATGGCGAAGGACAACCCTGAAGACAATAAAAATAAAGGCCCAGAACCACTGTCTTTAGAGCATAAAAAAGTCAGCAACCCCTTTGGGCAGAACGGAAAGAAGCGTCGTCTGTTTACCAAGGCGATGGAGATGTATGAGCAACAGTATACCTTTAAGGTCATCTCTAAAGAATGCGGAGTCCATGTATCCACTTTGCGTAGATGGTTCAGGGATGCAGGTGCACCGCCCAAGAAGAGTAAGTGGGCAGAGAACCCAACGCCGTGGGTTGATAAGGACGCGCCCAAACCCGAGTCTATCTTCGATGGCACCGAAGCACACAAGACTCCAGATGCACTCAAGAAAGCTGCCGAGCAGGCACACCTCCAAGAGAAGGGCAGGATCAATGAGATCGCCTCAGCGCAATCCAGTCCAGCTGAGCAATACCAAAGCTACATGGCATCCAATGCTGTGAAGCTGATGCGTGATGGACTGAAGGGAATGCGCCCCCCATCCAACGTGCGTGAGATGGAAGTGCTGGACAAGATAGCTCGCCGCCACTTCGGCCTAGACGAGAAGCAGAGCGGAGGTGCCAACAGCCTGAGCATCGATATTAACATTCTAAATGACGCAGCTGCGGCCTCAAGGAAGAAGCCCACTAAAGTTGTCGATGTAGACCCAAATCCAAAAGACAACACAGACCAATGAAATTCTTCGCATCACGTACGCACGAGCCCAACCCCTTTGTTATCAAAGGCAGTGTTCGCTCTAACCTAGATTACTTTTACTCAGCTAAGCAGATCACGGGAGACTTCGTCAGAGTGATCCCCTCGACATGGAAAGAGATCTCGTTCCTACAGAGCCTTGAGAAAGGCTATAACTTATTTGCTCCATGGCACGGCGACGGTGTTCTAGTCAAAGCAGACTTCCTCCCAGCTGTCCGTGATCATAGGCATTGATAATGGTTCTTGCTCTGGGGCAGCAGTTGCAATCAGCAGCTGGGATGGTGCTGTCCTAGGATACACTAGGTTACCAAACCACAAGGTAGGCAAAAAGACGGAGCTCGACATGATCGGCTTACGTGACTGGGTGCTGGGATTTAAGCTACCGCCCGTCAACATTATCATTGAGGAGCCTCTGCATCACGCCCCTTCATCTCAGTCCATGCGATCCATGGCATTGTGCTATGGTCAAATCACTGGGTTATGCACAGGCATGGCTTGGCCTTGGGAGGGTCTGTCTGTGAGGCAGTGGCAGAAAGATATGCTGGGTAAGTTTCCACGTGGGCAATCTAAGGAGTATGCGCTGGCTAAGGCTAAAGAGCTATGCCCTGATGAGCAGTGGTTAGCGACCAGTAGATCGAAGAAACCACACGACGGTATTGTGGATGCTTACCTTATGGCAGCAAGGGAATACCAGATCCACTATGCGGATTGAAAAATAATCCATATTTTATTTGACGGGTTTGAGAATGGCTGGTATTTGTTGGTTACATTAAATCGATAAACCATGAAGCCAGCAAATGAAATTACTATTCCCGAAGCAAGAAGACGCGCATAAATTTTTCACTATCACCCAGCGGGAGGGACACAATACACTAGACACCAGCGATGCTGGAACTGGTAAAACTGTAGTCGCCGCTGCGTTAGCAAAATCATTAGGACACCCTGTTGTTGTCCTGTGCCCGAAGCAAGTCATACCATCGTGGGAGCGAGAGCTCAAGGAGATGGGTGTGGAGCCGCTATTCGTTCTCAACTACGAGAAGATACGAGGTGGCCGCACCAAGTGGATGACCAAGAAGGGCAAGAACCTCATGAGGTGGATTCTCCCCATGGGAACACTAGTGCTGGTTGATGAGATCCATAAGTGCAAAGGGCCCTACACCCAGAACGCTCAAATGATACTATCACTGGTTAACCAAGGGTATCAGATCCATGGTATGTCAGCCACCGCAGCCGAAGACCCAACCGAGATGAGGGCTATAGGTTATATGCTAAACCTACACAATCTCAACAAGTCACAAGCACCACTAAGGTCATGGTTCGGCTGGATGAAGCACTTCGGGTGCGAGCAAGATTTCTGGAATCAGTGGAGACTGGTCAAGAAGAGCAAACTTAAAGAGCTCAGGACTGCCATGTATGGTATCAGCACTGACCGACTGTCCGTGGACGATCTCCCAGATGCCTTTAAAGAGAACCGTATCTTCGTTGAGCCAATCCAATTTAAGAATCTCGCCAAGATCAAGAAGGCATACAAAGACCTAGGTCTCACGCCTGAGATACTGGAGCAGTATATTGAGCACGGCACCGTTGAGAACAGTGAGCACGTGATCGTTAACATCATACGTGCACGCCAGTTAGCGGAGTCATTGAAAGTCCCAGACCTAGTAGAGATGGCAGAAGACCTGATGCTTGAGGGTCTGTCAGTTGTGATCTTTGTCAGCTTCAAGGAAACAGTTCAAGCTCTCTGCGAGAAGCTGTGCTGCGACCGCATTGAAGGTGGTCAGAAGTCCGACCGCCAGCAGGTCATCGATGACTTCCGAGATGACAAGACCACATGCGTTGTTGTCAATACCGCAGCAGGTGGCACAGGCATCTCACTCCATGACGTAAATGGCGACCGACCACGTGTTAGTCTTATAAGTCCCCAGTTTTCCGCCAAGGATCATGTCCAAGTTCTAGGACGTATCCATCGCAATGGCATGAAGTCAGACGCACTTCAGAAGATTCTTGTCGCAAGTGGCAGCGTAGAGGAGGCAGTAATGTCTTCGATGCAACGCCGCCTCGACAACCTCGCAATAATGCAAAACCAAAACCAAAAAAACAAAACAACACCATGAGTGAAGAAGTAAAAAGCACAGAAAACATCGACGCAGTATTGAGCAGCCCGTTTGTTCAAGAACTACTGACGTTCGTATCCGCCCTACGTTCCGCCTTGGGAGACGAAAAAGGAGAACTCGAAAACTCCGAACTCGTAGCTCGCGCTAAGGAAGCATACAAAGGGTAATGTCTGCACAGCAGCCACATGCTGACCGTGGTCACGCGGAGTTCAGCCCATCTTCTCTGAAGTATGTGGCTGGCTGCGCGGCCTACCATGGCAAGGATGGCTCATCCCCAGCCGCCGAAATGGGTACACGTATCCACGAGGCACTGGAGGTGCGCGATCCAGCAGCGTTACACAATGAAGAGGAGCTCGATCTCTATAACCGCTGTGCGGCTATGGAGGACGAGTATCTTGCTGAGGCGTTCCCACCAGATGAGGAGCGCACTGAGTTCTACGAAGTTCAGGTTGATGTGGATCTGGGTGAAACCCAAACCTATGGCACCTGTGACCGTCTGAGTATATCAGCAGACGGTAAGTTCGGTATTCTCGCTGACTATAAAACAGGTATCAGCACGATTGATAAACCCCATGAGAACATGCAAGCGATTGCATATACTATTGGGGTGTTTCAAAAGTTCCCTGATCTTGAGACCATCATGTTTGCATTCTATGTCCCTCAACGAGGGTCATTACCGTTACTAGGTTCCTTCATACGAACTGAGCTACCTGACCTTATCGAGGTTCTCGGGAACGTCATTAAGGAAGGTGAACGTGTCCGTCCCATGTGGGGTGGTGGTCAATGCCCACCAGCTGGTGAGTGTAACCCTACCCAGAATTGTCGGTTCTGCCGTCACGAAGATCGTTGCCCCGCTTTAGGTGGTCTCGTTCTGGATGTGGCGTCTAACCTACAACGCAAGGACTTCACTAACATCGACATCGAAGCCGTTGATGATCCAGCATCCATTGAGGAACTCTGGAACATCTCCAAGATCGTAGAAGCATGGGCCAAACGCCTACGCGCACGAGCTATGGATATGGCACAGGATGGGGCTGAGTTCCCATCGCTTCGACTCTCATCAATGGGAGCACCGACCAAGGTCGTAGACAACCACAAGTTCATTGAGATCGCCACCGACATGGGGGTTGATACTGATGAGCTTTTAGATAGCGCCACATTCGCAGTAACCAAGACAGCTAAGCTTGTTGGGGATACCGCAGACAAAGGCGAGAAAGGACAAAAGTCCTCAGAATTTCTGGACGCTTGCAAAGATGCAGGTGCCCTTGAAAAACAAAAGGAGAGATTCACTCTCCGCTAAACCAAGAAAACAACAAACCATATAATAAAATGCCAAAAGTAAAAGAAGAAATAGCACCAGCTGAAACAACAGCTGTAAGCACCGTCGGACAACAACTAACAATTGATGCCGAGGATATTGATATCCCACGACTTAACGTCGTGCAGAAAATGTCCACTGGGGACTTTGATCATGGAAGCCTTGTCATCGACAAGTCCCATGAAATTCTACCTAGAGAAACAAAAGGACAATGCATCATCCTTGGTGCAATTAAGAAATGGAAAGAGGACATCGACTTCGATTCCGATGAGATGCCGCGTATCGTCGGAACTAAGCAAGAAATGGAAGAGCTCAAAAGGGATTCAGAATATAACATCCTTGAGTTCGCAGAAATCATTCTCATGTTTGCCCAACCTAAGGGTAATGAAGATGATGATGCATTTCCGTTTCCTATTGGTGATACCAACTACTGTATTGGAAAGATCTACGTTCAAAAGGACGCATATCGTAAGACCTACAAAGCTCTTATGACATTTGCAGCCTTCAACCAAGGTCTCCCCCTCAACAGCAGACTCTGGAACTTTGAGTCCCAGATCATGAGTAAGGGTAAATACTCATGGTATGTGCCAACACTGAGCGTGACTAAAGAACACGTTCCTGAGGCAGTTGCTGACTTCGCCAACTCATTCCACATCTAAGACAATGGCAGACAAAGAAAAACCATCAGTAGCATCACCGACCCCAAAGCCAAAAGCTAAGGATTCTAAGCAGGTAGAGTTCATTCAAAATGAGCTTACCCAGACCGAAGCCCGACTTACGAGTGCAGCTGCCCAGCTGCTACACGCACAAGATCAGGTGGATAGTCTGAATGTTTTGAGGGAAGCCTTGCAAGACAAGCTCAAGCAAATTAAATAGCATGGTCACCCCAATAGACGTGGTCTCTGAGGAAATTGCCACCGCAAAAAACATGCTCTCGGATCTTGATGATAACATCAAAACTCTGCAAGAACATTACGCTCGTACGGTCGTCATTATTGACGCGTTTGAGAAAGCCAAAGGGCTCTTGGATATTCAAGAAGAGCTTGCACTAGAGGAGTAATCCCTAGTTGAATAAAACAACACCTGCCCCCCTATGACGTCATAGGGGTGTGGGTAATTTTACGCCAAATTATAATCACGGCACACCCAAAAATGAAAAATAGAATTACTTACGCACTAGATTTTGAGACCTTTTACAGCAACGACTGTAGCATCAGAACACTCGGCCCCTTGGGCTACTTCTCACACCACGAATTTGACGCCTACATGGTATCAGTTGTCGGAGATAACGGATACGAATTTGTAGGGCACCCCAAAGACTTTGACTGGGACATGCTAATTGACAACACCGTCCTTGCCCACAATGCCTCTTTCGATGAGACACTTTATAAATATGGGATCACACAGGAATGGTGGCCCGATGTTCAATACGCAGCATGGCACTGCACCGCTGACCTAGCTGCCTACGTTGGTATTCCACGTAACCTAGCAGGGGCATCTCAGAAAGCTCTAGGCATTGCGCCAGACAAGTCCACACGGGACAACATGAAGGGCAAGCTGTGGGAGACCATGACACCAGAGTTTAAGGAGGAAGTCTCCGAGTATGCTCTAGTTGACTCACGGCTATGTCTTCAGCTCTGGCAAGCCATCGGGGACAAGTGGCCTGAGCATGAGCGGGAGATCAGCAGGGTTAACCGAGAGGCCCTACAACGAGGTATCCCCATAGACCTTGAGGAGTTGAAGCTGGCTCAGGAGCGGGTGAAGAAATACCTATTCGATGCTGAGTCAAACATCCCATGGCTAGGTGAAAAGCCTACCCTGTCACGGAAAGCCTTCAATGAGGAGTGCCGCAACATGGGTATTGAACCACCAGCATCTCTCGCCAAGACAAATGCCGAAGCACAGGAGTGGATCAAGGAGCATGGTGTGAAGTATAAATGGATCCAAGCAGTCAGCGAGTGGCGTAGGATCAACTCACTGCTCAAGAAGCTTGAGGCTATTGATAAAGCCACCATGTCAAATGGACGCTACTACGGTAACATTATGTATTTTGGTGCACACACTGGTCGCTTTAGCGGCGGTGGTGGTAACTTCAACCTACAGAATCTACCGCGCAAGGAAATGTTTGGCGCTGACCTACGGAAGCTGATCACAGCTCCTGAGGGTAAGAAGCTCGTTGTCGTTGACCTCTCCCAGATTGAGGTTCGCACACTCTTGTGGCTGGCTAAGGACTGGGACATGCTGAAGACGGTCGAGGATTCTGATGACATCTACGAGGCGTTCGCAATTTCCTTTGGTATGTGGAAGGCCGAGGATGGGACACTACGTGAGCATGGATCTGACACGCGTAACTTGGTCAAGGCTATTGTTCTGGGCGCGGGGTTCATGGCTGGGCCTAAAGCATTTGCATCAACCTATGGGTATAGCGAAGAAGACTCACAAGCTGCCATTGATCTATACCGAGCCAAGATGCCAAAGGTGGTGAAGCTATGGAAGACCTTAAAAGAGGACTTGAGTCACAACACGACGATGGCTGAGAACAACGCTAAGCGGGTTGCCCACACAGCAGAGCTACCCCTACGGAATATCAACTATGGACTGATCCAGCATGTCAAGAAAGGCAGGCACGGTTTCCCAGAATGGATTGCTACTATTGTGAAGCACTCTCGAGATGTGCCCGTGAGGCTTTGGCAGGGTCTCATAACGGAGAACTTAGCTCAGGCGTTAGCCCGTGATATCTTCGCTGACATCCTCGTGAGACTGGACAAGAAGGGCTACGACCTGTTGTTCCACGTTCATGACGAAGTTATTTTAGAGGTAGAAGCGGAAAATGCTTCCGAGGCATTGAAGGATGTGGTAAACATAATGTCGGAGCCGCCGCCGTGGATACCAGACATTCCACTGTCGGCTGAGGGTTCTGTATTAACACACTACGAGAAGTAAGCAGATGAAGTATTTTTATATAGAAAACCTACGCAGTGACGACGTAACTATCACGTCTGATTTATCAAAGATAAAATCCACAACACCAAAACACACATCAAAACAAGCTCACAGAAAGTGGGCAGCTGAGCCATCAACACAACACGTATTCTTTAATGCGGTTGAAGGTGATGCACCACGTGAGAGGGTCAGTGTTAACAACCCACCCCGCCTGATCTATGGTGTGGTAGGCGATTATGATGCCGCAGTAGAGTGGAGCAGTGTGAAAGACACGCTGGGTAAACACGAACACCCGCCCACATGGATCTCAAAAACCTACAGTGGCTACATGCGTGTAGTGTGGGAGTTTGAAACGGTGGTGCCAACTGATGATTCTTTGTTTCCACCCTTCATGAAGCAGATGGCTTCTATATTGGGGTTGGCAAAGATCCATGCAGGGTTTGATGCAACTTCAATGAAGTCCAGCCAATACTTTGATATTGGTGAGGGCTGGGAGGCTATTGGGCCACAGCTCTCGAAGTCAGTTACGCAGACAGCTGCTATTAAAGCGGCCTCAACCAAGGCCCCACAATCAGGAGATGTAGTCATCCCTATTGAGGTAGTGGCAGCCAAGGTCGAGGAGATATTCCCGAACCGCTGGACGAACCCTTTTGAGATTGGACAACGGGGCCCACTCTTTTGGATCAACGATGGTATCGAGAGGGATGGCTGTCAGGTGGTAGAGGATGGTATAGTCTGCTACTCAGATCGTGCTGGCAAAGCCTTCGTGACTTGGAAGGAGATCCTCGGCAGCACCTTTGTTAAGGACTTTGAGCAGCAGAAAGTTGGGGGACTCCTTGATGACTACTGGTATAATGGCAGGAGTTATTACAAGATGAGCTACGGCCAAGCCGTCTCGATTGATGCTCGGCAGCTGACACTTGAGTTGAAGCACGCTGGTTTCTCGGCAAAAGCTCGTAAGGGTAAGAACACATCCGAGATAGAAGAGGCTATCTTAGCAATCAGTAATACTAACCGTGTGAATGAAATTGCCCCTGTTATCTTTTCAACAGATCGTATTGTGGAGTTCAACTCGAATCGTATTCTCAACACGGCTTGTCTTAAACCAGTCCACGCTGATGGTGATGGTGACATTACGAAGTGGCCCTTCATCCATGAGTGGTTACACCAGCTGTTCGCGGACAGCGTAGGGTGCCGACCCACGGTTGAATACTTCTTCGCTTGGCTACAGCGGTTCTACAGGGCTGTGATCAATCACCAGCTAACTCAAGGGCAAGCTCTTCTCTTAGTTGGCTCAACCAACAAGGGTAAGTCTCTGTTATCAAACAAAGTCATCGCCGCATTAGTTGGTGGTTTCTCAGATGCTAGTGAATACCTCAGTGGGATCAGCCAGTTTAATAAAGACCTTGCACGTGTTGCAGCATGGGTTGTCGATGATACGACATCAGCTGCGTCCTTTCAGGATCAACTTAAAGCCACTGAGCTTATCAAGAGAGCGGTAGCGAACCCACGTATGGAATACATGGCGAAGTATGCTGACCAGCTGTCAGTGCCGTGGACGGGTCGAGTGATCATGTCTCTCAATGAGGATGCCAACAGCCTGTCTGTGATCCCAGCCTTGGATTCATCGAACCGTGACAAGATCATGGCTCTGAAAATCTCCGAGGACGCTACCAGTAACTTCCCAGCAAATCACATACTGGAAGACATCATTGAGCGGGAGCTACCACACTTCGCTAAATGGTTACTAGACCACCAACCACATGAGGAAATTATGGATGGGCCAGCTAGGTTCGGCGTCGTCAGTTTCATTGATGAGAATATTGCTGATGCAGCCTACGACAACTCAAGCCGTAGTAGTGTGGCTGAGCTAGTTGACTGGTTTGCTAAGCAGGCTAGGCACTATACAGAAAGCCACGAATGGCGTGGCACACTCACTGAGTTCCTCATTCAAACTACTTCCTTTAATGATGGACGCACAGTGGGTCGCAGCAACAATCCTGAGTTCGTAAGGAGAGGGATTTGCACGATGGAGGAAACCACTAAGTCCAACACACAGGTCAGACCAGTAAGGTCAGAAGGGAATGGTGGCGGAAAGATATGGGTTATCAATCTCGAAGAGAAATTCGATATCGAGAAAGTGGGCCAGTTAGTTCCTACATCAAGTTTGGTACCGACATAGAACCTGAACCTGCTGGTTGGAACTTCACTGTGGGCTTAGCAGACCCACGGTGAGCATCCATCTCCTCTTCAAGAAGGATACGGCACACACCCCAGTGGTAGTTTGCACGCTCAACATCAGCATTGTCCTCAGCAATGAACCCGAGCAGACCGTGTTTGATCGCATTGAGGTTACCAAGATAGACAATGTCCTGCGCCGATTGAAGAGGAATGAACTTCCGTTTCATCAAAAGTCGCACGTTTTTAGTCACATTGCTCGGATTAGAGAGCCTGAGACGGCGATAGCGGGCAACTTGATTACCCTCTCCCCGCGCTAACGTCAGTATGGACGTGCTCCAGTCGCCTGAATCTACAGCAAAGTCCACTGTTCCCACGTCATCGGTGTTAACAGCCACTATCTTTACGTCGAAAGGCACACTCTCAAATACGATGGACGTGATCCGCGTAGCATCTGAGTTAGCACCAACCATGGCAACAGACTCATCTAGCTGGAAGATCTCTTCGCCGAGTTCTCCATTGGTGTTGAGGTAGCTGACAATAACTCTCCCACAATCTGGGAGCGTAGCACCTTCCTTAAGTGGACGTGCATAAATCTTGTATTGCTTGGAACGATTAAGGTCAATGATTGAGGGGGCGTAGCCGTCATCAACCACACCATACAAAGGGTCTGGCCCGTTACCCGTTGAGCTGGATCCTGAACCCGTTAACCTGTAATCATGCCACAGGGATCTGACAGCCGTGGTGTTGTCATCAATGGTCGCTGCCATCAGGGACTCGGCGCCATCAGGGAGGGAGAAGTATTGGTGGTCTGTGACCACAGTATCCTCATACACCAAATCACGCCAGTAGCCCATGCTATAGATCCTCGGCAGCACCATATTAAGGCTGGTAAGGAAGTCAAAATCGGGGCGAACGTAGTCATTTAGAGACTGGTTAATGGCTGATAAGGTCAGGGCGGGCATAGGATTAATGGTAGCAGATTAAGGAATCAGGGTCAAGGGCTGAGGTCTTGCCAGCACCTTGCCATCTCGTGGAATAACTCCCTAGGTTTATAGAATTGATCTAGTTTAGAGATGTCTAGGATGTTATTGACCAGTGCTAAGCCTTGACTGTGTTGAAGTTGCTCACCTGTCATTGGTGGCTTTGCGTCTAGTCCAAGGTGGTTGGTTATTTGCTGCACGGTTCCATAACCACGTTGTGCCACGTTGAAGACACCACGCTGGTCAGCATTCAATAGCGCGGTGGTTGCTTCCACTATTGTTGCAGTACTTGTGAAGGAGTTGATTTCGTTGAGATGGTGTGAGAATCTTGGCAGCTTGCTGAGAAGGTTGTTCTTGTCTGGTAAGTCGCTGAAATATAGGCGTGGCCGTAGGATCAGGTCTTTGGGACTGCACGCATACTCGGCGGCAAGCTTGCTTACTACGTATCGGCAATGTGACGAGGTAAATGATTCTTCGTTTTGTGGAATATTGTTTTGATCATAAACGCAGCCCGTGGAGATGTGGACAAACTTCTTGCCATTTTTCCGACAGTAATCAGACAACGCGCCAACAAGAGTTGTATTGACTGACCCAACCCGAGGCCAGTTATCGGGTTGCTCACACCCTCGTGTGTCTGCAATACCAATACAATTGATAATTGTATTGTATCTTTCTAGCGTGTCCAATTCACACGGCCATGTAAATTCTCCGCGACTGTATACTCTGTAACCCTGTCGATGAAACTCATTACCAAGAAAGCCTCTCCCCAAAACAATTGTATCCTTCATTTTTCTATGCATTTAAAGTTACTCGCCAAGACTTCTTCTGGGTTAATTGACTCAACAAACTCAGGGGTCTGTGAATAGACCATAGCCGCGATTCTGTTTTTGAGTTTTGTGGTTGACCACCCATGTGACCTTGTCGTGTAGATGGTTTTGATTGGCAAGTCGCTTCCCGTGAAATCCTTTCCTATATAATCCTCGCCGAGGATACGGACATTGCACTGGAAGAACACAATCAACTCATACAGCTCTTCCTCTGTTTGATAGCAATAAACCTCATCAATATAGCGAATTGATTTGAGGGTTTTGTATCTCTCATAATACGGGATGACAGGTCTATATTTGGTGTTTCTGGTCTGGGATGGATCTTTCTGTAGGAACACAATAAAAAGATCGCAGTGTCTCTTTGCCTCCTCAAAGGTGACAGTGTAGCCATAATGCAACAAGTCAAAGTTTCCTGCCGTAAAGCCCACTAATGGGGTGCTATTCCCCTGCGTGTAAATTCCCATCGTTCTGTTCGCTATATCGTTCTCCAGTGTTATGCGAATACCACGGTCGAGAAGTTTGCCTTAAGTGGCCCACACATTCCCCATCTAATTCATGACCAGAAACAATATGAACCAGCTTCTTTTTGTCTGCACGGTTTCTTACTACATGGTCACACGGACAGTGTGGTATGGCCGCTATTTTGATACCTCGAGGGTGCCATCTGTGCCATGTCACGTATAGGTCTTCGGTGCCAGAACCATCATAACCACTCCAGTCACACAGGGACAAAGCCTCTTTATTCATCAGCGTCATTCCAAAGCCACACCAATCAGATGGGACGATGGATCCCAAGCCTATGGCTGGGTATGCATTATCAAACCAACCGCGTTGCCGCCAATTCTTTCCGTTGAGGTCGAAAACATTGCTCTTGGGGGGCAATGCTTCAATGTCTTTTTCCGATTTGTGGAGCTTGTCAACTAGATCTTGTGGCGGTTGTTTGCCTTTTGCGGCGTGGTTGTCACACCTCTTTTGTAGACTATCCCTCGCCTTCATTAACTTCTCTGGGATGTCTTTCTCTTCCTCATAAAAGCAGGGTAAAATAGGTCTTTGCGGTGTGCCTCGGCCACATAAAAATGCCCCACCTCCCTGCGATGGGTAAGGGCACGCGGCCACCCCGTAGTAACCATTGTCAAATTCCAGCATGTCAAGCATACACCTGAGAGCATTACTTGGTGGTAAGACATCGCTGTCCATGCTCAAGCAGTAGTCAGCTCCCCAAGAGATTGCACGACTCGTGGCCATGGTGCGGAGTTGAGCAATCAGTAGCTGAGTAGCGTTGTCATAATTTTTTTCTCCAGCCTCTAAACCGTCGTGGTGCAGTAGCTCAACTGACGCGTTTGGTAACAGCGTTTTGTATTCTGTAATTGCGTCGTGGTTTCCTTGTGAACCGTCGCCAACGACAATTACAAGAACTTCTAGAGCTCTGTCACATGCAGCAAGGCAACTCTGAATGCGTCTTGCTTGTGCTGTCATAGCATAAGTATATCCCTCTGTGCCACATGTATATATTGCTAATTTGATCATAAATCCAGACCTAGTATGGTATTACTGGGGCGGGTGTGTCAATCCTTTTGACCTGATACTTACCATCATATGAGCCACCACCTTGCGGAACCACATATATGCGCGGCCTGTAACTTACAATCCAAAGCTCACCCTGTGGGAATGCTCTTGTTTGGTAGTCGTTATACACGGTGCTCCCCTCCCCAATTGAGCTAGTTCCGCTGTATCTCTTGACCGAGTATTCCCCTGCGTCAAAGGCCATTGTACCATCTGTCACAATATTGGCGTTAGTCCCCCCAAATGTACCGTATCCAACAAACCCGTAACCATTTAGCCCCGTGAAATCAAGGGAATCAACATGAGTCCCATTAAGAACAGTAGCGGGACTGTGAATTGATCTAAAATTATCTGTATCTGGTATTTTACCAAACACTTTATATGTTGCATTAAATGACCATGTTACTTTTTTGGATGTGACTGTCCCGCCCCCTAGTTCGGTTTTCGTTTCATATGTTGCTGAGGTAAAGGCGACCTCCGTGCTGGTATCAAACCCGCCAGTTGTAAAACCAATCACGTCTGATTTTATCACGGGCTTTGCTGTTCTCACCGACGTAGGTGCAGGCCATATGCAGTAATTCTTGGTGTCAGTAACTATAAGTTTCCCGCCAGCCACCCCACTTTGCCATCCTTCGTAAGAACTCGAATTATTAGACCGATTAAACTTTCCAATACGTTTGACTGCACTGAGAAAGGCATGACCGCTGAAATCCTCCCCCTCAAAGCCGTCAAACGAATATCCTACATAAAAGTTAGTTGGTTTATCTATATACCCAAAACCAACATACCCATCGGGATACACTTGTTCGTGAAGGGTCATCCCAGCGCGGGCGCCAAAAACATCTACTGCGACGCTTGCATCAAAGCCCGAGATATAATTGGTTCTACCATTTTCGGCAGTCGCCCCACCAGCACCAGCTGAATCAGTATTTACTGTTTGACCATCATAGTCGGTTTGGGTTTGCCCAACCCCTGCGAAATTAGTCACATATAAGCACACATGCCAACTAGGTGACCCAACTGGTCTGAGATATGTATGAACTGAGCCATATTGGGTTGTCCGCATTGTGGTGCTGACATTCCCGACAAAGACATCACCTACATATGAGGGAATTTGATGAGTTCTAGTAATTATTTCTTTGCCAAAGTTAGACTGAGTTTCGTTTCTGATCAATGGTGTAAAGTATGTGAAACCAATAGTGTTCGAGATTGTGTAACTATAAACACTAGAATTTCGTAGGCCGTCCCAATATCGCGTATATTGGTATGTAGAAATATCAAATAGTGCTGACGCGCTGGCAGTTGGTTGTGGATCGGTGAAGGAAGTGGCTGATGGTCTGCACGGTATTGGGGCCGCATATTCACTTGTTACTCTGTTGGCTTGCTCAATTGTCGTGGCGGCAGCCGTTGAATAACATACACTCATAGGCTGCCACCCCAAAGGTGGCGAAGGGTTGCCCG